CCTGATAAAGAATCAGAAAGCATCCCATTTGTGGATATCCAAGACATTACGTTTCTGAAACGCGCTTGGGTGTATAATGCCGAGGTAGGTTCTTTTGTTGCTCGTTTGGAACATGATTCCATCGAGAAGGGGCTCTTGTATCACCTTCCTTCAGACACCGTGTGCAACGAGAAGTTGGCGGTGGACTCCTTGGATGGTGCTCTACGTGAGTACTTCTATTATGGTCGCTCGCGTTTTGAGGAACGTAAGGCCGTATTTGAGAAGGTCATTGAGCAGTGTGAACTGACACCCTACTTCGGTGGGTTCCAGTCATATGATGCTCTGGTGCAGCGATACCTCGAGAACAGTAAAGAGTTCAGCGAGGATGGGCGTTGCGAGCAGTGCGCAGCTTAGGTGCGCACACCATGGGGCCTAACCTATAAGGTCCCTCCATTTGGTAAAACCAAAATGTAGGCGTAACGAGATAGTTACCAACAGTGTGTGATCGACATTTGTCATACTGTTAGGGATCTCGGCGAGACTCGCATGGGGCGTTCCCCCGAAGTCTGTATTTACAGATGTGCTGCTAGTCCACAAATGTCAACCCTCAGAATGCGCATTGGGTATACGCGTGTTCATTGAGTTTCAACTTACCTACTAATACACAACAAACAAACATTCGCGAGAATGTACCCCGGGTGGCTGCCATTGCCCGGGATGCTAGCGAACAAGAATGGCAAATTTTAACAGAATCTCCGGTGGGGGATTCGCACGTGAAATCGTGCAAGATGCCACCTCGATGGCGAAAGCGGGCTCGTGCCCGCCATCGTCGCGAAATGGTCCAGTCTGATGAAGTCATGGATTTGACTAGCACAGATGGAGCCATTCGAAAGGTGACAGCAGAGAATCTTGTTTTTCACGACGCCGGTTTATCCGAAATCGTGGACGACGGGACTCTGGCTCAGGGTAATTACGACCAAGACAGTGACACTACGGCTTCCTTAGGGAATTTCCTACAGCGTCCTGTCCGAATCGCAACATATTCCTGGGCACAAGGTGGGGGGTTCCTTCAAACCCTCAAACCATGGGCTTTGTATTTCAATACATCTCAAATCAAGAACAAGCTACAGAATTTCGGCAAAATTAAATGTCGATTGCATCTAAAGTTTTTAATTAACGCATCTCCGTTTCATTACGGTTCGATACGTGCTTGTTACTTCCCCCTCAATGATGAGCGTAATGCTTACGTTGCTGTTGGGGACTTGATTCCCGGTTCACAAACGCCTGGCGTCTGGATCGAACCAGCCACAATGGATACCGCAGAAATGGTTTTACCATTCTTGTGGCCCCATAATTGGCTGGAAGTGACGGAACTTGCGCAGTTTACGAATATGGGTCAAGTGAACTTATTTGAGTATGCGAATTTGAAGTCCGCAAACGGTGCGACCTCTGCTGCCACCATCACGGTGTATGCGTGGGCAGAGGATGTTACCGTCATGGGACCAACTACTATCGGTGCTTTACAATCCGATGAGTATGAATCGAACTCAGGAACCATTTCTGGACCGGCCAGTGCGGTGGCTAGCGTAGCTTCCCGCCTGGTGGACGTACCAGTGATAGGCCCTTTCGCTAAGGCGACTGAAATGGGTGCGAGTATGGTCTCAGGAGTAGCTCGATTGTTCGGGTACTCCAACCCTCCAGTGATTGATGATGTGATGCCGATGCAAAATAAATCATTTCACGCTTTTGCCAATTCTGAAACCCGGATGCCCATTGACAAGTTGTCATTGGACCCGAAGAATGAAGTTACGGTTTCTAGCGCAGTTGCCGGAGTTGAAGAGAAAGATCCCTTGGTTTTTACTGAGTTATTGGGGCGGGAAAGTTTCCTCCTCGGTACAAACTGGGATAATGGTGATGCGGTTGATACACTACTTTGGAGTGCTATTGTCAGTCCTCATTACGCCTATCTTTCTGGGGGGTACCGAACGATGCCCCCGCTGACGTATTTTGCGCAGAACTTTAGGTTCTGGCGCGGATCGATTGTGTACAAATTTAAGTTTATCAAGACCAAGTTTCATCGCGGTCGCGTATTGATTTCTTTCGATCCCAATGGAGATATTTCAGCAAACCCAGACACGGAAACAACAACTTTTTCACGTATTGTTGACCTCGAGCACGAGGATGAGGTGGAGTTTGCGGTCCCTTATAAGGCCACACCTCCCCTTCTTCTGAACCAAGACGTGGGTGTATTTCCCACCACATTCTCTTCGGATGCGGTGCCAGTGTACACCTATGATTCTAAGTACAGCAACGGTACCATCACGATGCGTGTGCAGACGACCTTAACGGGTCCGACGACTACGGCTGATGTCACTGTTTTGACTTATGTCAAGGCGGGAAAAGATTTCCAATTTGCAGGACCACGCAATATGGGTTCCAGTTTGACAACTAGGGACCCTCTTGGCGTCATTCAATCTTCTGAAGTTGAGGATATTTCTCAGAGTAATTCAGACTTGGATGTACATGTTGGCTTGATCACCACCGGAGAGGTGATAGCTTCCATGAGGCCTTTGTGTCATCGGACACATTTTCAAATGTCTCAATTCGCGGGTAGCCGGCCGGGCCCCGCAGTTGGTATGGTATGGGCAGCCAACCGGTACCACCGGGTTCCACCAGGACCTGGTCGTGCGGCTGACGCATATCAGAATGGAAATTTAGCAGCTCCTTTTCCCTACAACTTTACGCAGAACAATCCAATTGATTGGACTCTTAATTGTTTTGTAGGGTATAGGGGTTCAATGAATCTCCATGTTAACCCCATTTTTGGGGGGGCTAATGTAACCAGTATGTCGTCTTTGGCGATTTCTCGGTTATATGGTCCAGTGCGTTACGCTTCGGCTTTCAATTTTAATGGAGGCGAAGTTGTACCAAATCCTGCATCGGCCAATGCAGCATCGGGTTTGACCAGGGCGCTTAATAGTTTTGCACCCTCAACTGGTGGAGGTACCAGTCTTACAAATCCGCGCACACAAGCGGCGATATCCGCTAACCTCCCACAATATTGGCCTCTTAGGTTTTATCAAGCGTTTCAGACGAAACGCGACATTGATCCCAAGAGTGTCACCAAGATCTACGATCACTTCATAGTTAATACTACGTTTAGTAACAATGTTATCTACTCGTCAGCTACGGAGTATCCTGTATTAGACACTTATTATAGTGCTGGTGTAGATTGGTCCCCGGTGTTCTTTTTATGTACACCGAGGGTATTTCTTACCGTCACCCCAACAGCGTCTGATACTTAGATCAGCTGAAAAAGCAACATGTCTGATGTGTTGCTACCCGGATACGGGTTTTTAAAACGAAACAGAACCACTTTATTTAGACCTTTTGAGGTCTACTGCAGCCAGCAGTAGCCTTCAGGACTTCCCGAATTTTTACCAGAGTGGTTTAGCCACTATGGGTTTTCAAGGATGATCCATCGTTTTCGAACGAGTCAGAATCTTTTCCAGTGGAACTGCTACGTAGTGTAGTCAGC